AAGCCTAAGCGAACTATACACCCGCAGCGCGATGTGCGCAAGCGTTATTTTCAGTGTGATATACTCACGCTGTAATGGTGCCTGTTAGAAAGGAGCTAGCATTATGGATTGGCACGTTTACGTATTGATTTGCGTTCTTATTTGCTTAGATGTGGTTACGGGGGTGATTGGTGCTGTTATTCGTCAAGAGTTGTCGAGCGCGAAAATGCGCGAGGGTATAGCGCACAAATTTACGTATGTTGCTCTTATCGTATTGGCTGAAGTGCTTGCGCGTGCAAGCGATTATGTCAACATCGGGTTCGATTGCACAGCTATTGTTGTCGGTGTGTGCGTCTTGGTTATCCTTAGTGAGGTAACTAGCATTCTTGAAAACTGTTGCAAGATAAACCCTCAGCTAGCAGGTAGCAAGCTAAGCAAGCTCTTTCCGTCCGACAAAGAAGAGGGCTAGCGATGAGCGCACGGGATGATGTAATAGCAAAAGCCAAAAGCGAAGTCGGGTATAACCGATATAACGACCCCGAGCAAGGCAGCAAGTACGGGCGTTATTACGCGGCGCTTGTGGGAGATTCTAGCTATGCCGCTAACGGCGTGCCTTATTGCGCTATGTTCGATACCTATGTTTACAATGAATGCGGGGTTAAGTGCGCTGGGCTGCCTGGGGCTTATGTGCCGTCAATCGTGAACGCGGTGCGCGCAGAAGGGCGCGAGGTATCTAAAGATGAAGCGCAACCAGGCGATTATGTCATGTTCGACTGGGGTAACGATGGAGTAGCAGACCATGTTGGTATCGTACTAGAGAACGACCCCGATACCGCGCGCATGATTTGCTGCGAAGGGAACACAGCGGCTACTTGGGCGGGTAGTCAAAGCAATGGAGGATGCGTCGCGATACGCGAGCGTTATTATCATCAAATCTGCTGTGTTGGCAGACCGTACTACGAGGAAAGCGAAGGTAACGAGATGACCGACGAACAGGCTGCTAAGCTGAACGCGATTTATGATTCGTGCGCAGGTTGGCTCCAGGGCTGCTATAACATGCTCAATGAGCAGCGCGAGCTTATCGACAAGCTAAGCGAAAAGGTAGACAACATTACGAAATCTATCGAAAAGTGATAACGCGCTAACATACCAACAGAATGAAATTTAAGAGTGCAACGAAAAAGTTATCAAAAACCGTTGCACTCTTATTTTTTCTTTCGGTATACTATGCTTGCAAACAAGCAAGAGAGAAAACAGAAAGGAGAGAAACCATGGCCGTTATTACGTGGTGGTGTGCGTGCCTTACGGGCGCGGTAGCAGCCGAATTCGTGCTAATCATGCAAGACAGACGCAACCGATAGCAAACAAGGAGAAACAAAAATGCGTATCAAAGAATCAGAGTACCGAGAGCTACTGCAACAGGTTTTCGAACTCAAAGAAGAATTGCGCGAAGAAAAATGCAAGAACGCTTTTCTTACCGCAAACCAGATGGTGCTTGAGAACGTGGGCGAAAAGTATGAGGAAGCTTTGGAAGCAATCGACGCGCTTAACGAGGAGAACGACGCTCTAGAAAGCGCGCTTGACAAAGCGAACGAACGCCGCGATTTTTGGCAACGCGAATGTATCAGGGTTCAAGCGGAAGCAACAGCGGCGCAGATGCAGGTTTCGCACTACAAGCGCAGGCTTGATTACAACAATGTGATTCACAATGACTAGCCCAAACTACAGAACGCTACACGAGGATGCGGCTAAGCTCAATCTTCAGCTACGGGCAAAATAAAGAGTAAAAAGACAGCCAACGAACCAAGGAGTATTCATCATGGCAATCAACAGCGTTAACATCAGCGGTAATCTGGCAGACGAACCGAAGTTCTACGACAAGGGCGAAACCGCCGTCCTTCGCTTCCCTGTAGCGGTTAACGACCGGGTTAAGCAGAACGACGAATGGGTTAACCGCCCGAACTACGTGGATGTTGTTATCTTCGGAAGCCGCGCTAAGGCGCTCAATCAGTGGCTTGCCAAGGGTATGAAGGTCGCAATCAGCGGCAAGCTTCATCAAAGCGCATGGACTGACAAGGACGGCAACAAGCGTTACAAGCTCGAGGTTATCGCTTACGAGCTTGACGCAATGACGGCGCGCAAGGAAGCCTCACGCAAACCCGAAAGCGAAGAATACCCGTACAATGATTTGCCGTTCTAGCGTCTAAAAGAAAAACCGAATGAAAGCCCTTCTATATGGAGGGCTTTTCAATAGAAAGGGGCACTCATGAAAACAATCGGTCGCAGAATCACTGTAACCACGTGCCGAGGGACTCGCCTTATCGATGACGAGTTCGTGCCGTTTAGCGATGAGCTGTACGGTAAACAAACCGTTGAACGCGCTACTCGCGCGCTGCGGCGTGAATATCATGACATGACAATCGTTATCAGCGAAGTGCACAGCACGAGCGCGTATTACAAAATGCCGCTCATGGAGTTCATGCGCCGAGCGGATAAGAGCGACGAGCGCGAGGAGGTTTAATCATGTACGTTTACGAGGTAACGGCAGCCAGTGTAGATGAGGTTTTGCGCAATTTCACGGCATTGAAAAACGTGAAAGATTACGTTGGAAAGCATATAGCTGTAGCCGACGCGTTGGTTATACGCGCGGAATCCGAAAACATGAAACCCTCCGTAGTGACTGTGCTAATAGACGTATTCGGCGATGAATACGCGGCGATGTTCGATGATGCGGCTACTACGATGCTTAGCGCGCGGGTGGATTCGCCATGCAGGCCGCTTCTCGTGCAGGTCGCGCGCGGTAAGAAAGACGGCCGCGAAGATTATTACTTGTTCAGGCTCGATAAGCCGTATATTGGACAGATGGCCGCGAAGGGGTTATGCTGTATGGCATAGTTTTAGAGAAGTTGGAAACGGGTTTGGAGAGAAAGCGGCCAAACCCGTTTTTATCTATAACGAAAAGGAGAGACAGAAATGGCACGAGCAAAGAGACAATCCGATGAGCTTTACAACGAACGCCGCCGAGCTAAGCGTTTGGCCGCGCGTATCGAGAAACAGCAGTTCGCCACAGTGCGCGAGCGCAAGGCCGCGGCTGATTACGTTGTCAACCTTCGCGCGCAGATTGAGCGGACATACACGACTAAAGGTGCAACCGTCGAAAGCGCGCAGAAGGCTGCTAAATCGCTTGGCGTTCAGACCAGGCGCGGCGTAGCGACTGCATCGCAGCGCAGAAACAGCATCTTCGCGCGTGAGATGCGGCTAGCGTCGGCTGGGGAGGAAAGCACGCTAGGGCGCGACGCGCAGGCGAAGGTGAAAATCTTCTATGCGGCTACGCAGAACATTTGGGAAGGGCAGCCGCTCGAAATGCGCAACAAGGCGATTCTAGCGGCTATGGGTACCGGGTCGCTGCAAGAAGCGTTCACTAACGTGTTGTGGCAGAACCGCGCCGCGCTTAAGGCCGCCAAGCACGCTAACGAGCCTATCGAGGTTACCGACGAAAACGCCTGGTTCTATGAAGACGCGTTAGACGCTGAAGACTACGGCTCGCCCGACTATCTCGATTTCGTGACGCAGGTGGCGCGATGAGCGCGGCTAAGCCGTTCGCAATCGCAGCAGCTTACGACACAGAGACAACTAATTACGGCACGGGCGAAGGCACGCGGGCTTTCGTCTCATGCTATATGTTCAACGACTTACGCGAAGTCGATTTGCGCGATTACGAACCAGGCATGCCAACTGAAAACGTCGTTTTTCTGCGCACGTGCGGGGACGCGGTCACGTTGATAGAGTCGCTTGTCGCATGGGGGGCTGCAAACGGCGTTGTGCCTATCGTTTGCGCGTACAACCTCATGTTCGATATGCAAACGCTTATGCTCCCGCTGTCGCTCGCGTACGAAATGGAAACCAACGCGCAAAGCTCCACCAACGTCTATACGCTTGACTTGCTTATCGACGGCGAGCGCGTTTTGCGTTTTTGGGACACGTACCATCTAGAAATGCGCGGGTTATCGGCAATGGGCGAGACGTGCGGAATCGCGAAGGCGTGCGGCGATTGGGATTACACGCTTATACGCACTCCTGAAACCCCGCTAACAGATGAAGAGCTGTTTTACGCTAAGCGCGACGTGCAGGTTATTCCCGCGTACCTTCGATACCTGCTTGAAGCCAACGAATGGATGGAACCCGAGGATTTGGGGTGCCGTGTGCTAACGAAAACGTCAATCGTTAGGCAGATGGCTAAGAAGCAGATAGGTAAACTCAAGTTCCGCAACAGCCGAGGGCGGCGCGTAACGCTGGCTAAGGCGTTCGAGCTTACCTGCGCACAGCAAATGCCCCCTACCTATGAGCAGTACGCGCTCAGGAAAGCTTGCTTTCGCGGCGGTTTCACGTTCACAGCGGCGAGCACGGCTAGCGTTGTGGTGAACAACGTCGCGTCGCTCGACGTTACGAGCATGCACCATACCTTCATTAACGGGCGTTACATACCGATTGATTTTACCAAGAAGCCCGTAAGGGCTTTGGCGGCTATGTGCGAAAGCGTGCTCGATACCTCGCGCGAAGATGTGCTATCGCGTTACGAAAAGCCGTTTATGTGCGCGTTCCATATTCGCGCGCGTTTCACAAACCTTCGCTTGCGCGAAGGTTCGCCGTTTGCCGAATGGGGAATCGGGCTTGTTCCCGAGGGAAAGTTCAAAGGCGCGCCCGCGAAGCGCGCCGAATGGGGTACCGACGAACGCGCCAAAGCGGCCGAAGCGGCGACGCGTGCGAGCGGGTGGCATGACACGGCGCGCTTTCCCGTGTTCGCGTTCGGCAAGTTGATGAGCGCGGAAGAAGCAACGCTTCATATCAGCGAGCTTGAGCTGTGGTGCATTTCGCGTGTTTACGAATGGGACTCTATGGATGTAGTGCTAGGCGAGGGAACACGAAAGTTTCGCCGCCCACCCGATTACGTGACGCTGCAATCTAACCTGCTTTTCGAGACTAAGAGCCACGCTAAGTTCATCCACAAGCATTACAAGGAGGGCGAGCCGTACCCGTATGATATTCCGCAAACGATACCCGACGGAATCGCGGCGCAGCTAAAAGCGGGTACCTGCTCCGCTAAGTTCTTCGAGAGCTATTACAATTCAACCGTGAAGGGAATGTTCAACGGGATATACGGGACGATGGCGCAGGACGTTTTCAAGCCGTCGTATGCGGTGAAGGAAGGCGAGCTTTACGTTGACCGCAATACCGTAGTTGATAAATCGACATGGGACGATTTGCAACCCGACAACGTGCGCGTGCTTTACACGTATGGGCTTAGAATCGTGGGCGGCTCGCGCATGCACCTGATAATCGCTATGGAGCTGCTTTACGGTGCGCTGCATGGCCGCGTGCGCGTGACAGGCGGCGATACCGACTCCATGAAGGTAGCGTGCGCCGATGACGTAACCGACGCAGAGCTAGCGGAAGCCGTCGCCCCGATGCTCGAGGCGTCTACAGCCGCGATAAGCCGCACCATGCGCAAGGTGCGCGAAGATTACCCCGCTATAGCGTCGCAGCTAAGCGGCATCGGCGGATTCGAGATAGAATCATGCGGGAGCGGCACGCGCTACGCTAAGCATATGGAAGCATGGAACAAGGCGCGCGTATCGTTGGATACCGAGGGGCATTGCCATATAACGTGTGCGGGGCTGTCCCGCCCGCTTGGCGCGTACCATATCGAGAATTGGTTGGATGGGATGCTTGCAAAGGGAATCCCGTTCGAAAAGCTCGCGCCGCTTGCGCTTGGCTACGGCGTGCACGTCGATAACGCGGTGTGCCACGCTTTGCAGAAGCATCAGCCGCGAGTGACCGACACTTTCGAGAAGCGCGTTACCGACTACCTGGGCGGCACGGTGAAAGTTGCGGCTCCGCAGGCGGTCGCTTTGTACGCCACTGGGCGCGAGCTTGGGGAAAGCAACAAGCGCGCTAACGCCGAGAACATAGCCTATATTCGCGCGATGGGGCGCGAGGTGGATACGCGCGTTCGCTCTATAGAGGTGGAGCGCGATAGCGAAGGGAACATGATACCGGTGCTTAAGATAATGAATACAGAAGGAGTGATTAAGCTATGAGCGATTACTATGATTGGCACACCACGCTGACGAAGGACGCTGACGTTACCATGGTTGTTAGCATCCGCGGCAAGGGCAAAACCTACGGGCTTAGAAAGCAGTTTGTAATCGACTTCCTAAAAGACGGTTCGAGGTTCGTTGAGATTTGCCGATACAAAGACGAATTGAAAGACGTTGCTGACGGTTACTTTGAGAGACTAGAGGAAAACGGGGAATTCCCCGATTACCAGTTCAAAACCGAGAAGAACGCGGCATATATAGCGAAGAAGGTTCCCGAAGGCGATAAACCGCAATGGAAGAAAATCGGGTATTTCGTCGCGCTGACTCAGATGCAGCGGTCGAAAAAGAAAACTTTCGTCAACGTCTATCGCCTGTTGATGGATGAAGCCGTTCTATCTCGCGTCGATAGGTTCCATAGATATTTGCCTGGTGAGTTCGCGCTGCTAACAAACGTTGTGGACAGCTGTACGCGAGAGCACGCGGGCGAGAAGCGCAAGCATAAGCCGCACGTGTACTTGCTTGGCAACGCGTGCGATTTGACGAACCCGTATTTCGCGCGCTACGGCGTGAAGCGAGAACCGCCCTACGGGTATTCGTGGCACGACGGGAAAACGTTCCTGCTCGATTACGTGGAGCCTGGGGAAGACGGCGAAGATAAGCTGAACGAAACGGTTAGCGGGCGAATGGCGCGCGGAACCGCGGAAGCCGACGTTATAGCGCGCAACCAGTTCGCTAACGCGGGTAACGACTTCATCGCGGCCAAACCTTCGCGCGCAAAGTTCTCGTTTGGAATCAAGTACCGAGACGAAACGTATGGCGTTTGGATTGATTGGCAGGAAGGATATTACTACGTGAACGAGAAAGTGCCCAACAACACATCGCGTCCCGTGTACGCGCTGACCGCTGCCGACAATTCGGTTAACCTCGTAGCGGCTAAACGCGCTGACAAGACGCTTAAAACATTTGTAGATATGTATTATATGGGTATCGTTCGCTACGAAACGCCTGCATGCCGTGAAAAGATGTTGCGCGCGCTTTCGCTTTTCGGCGTTAGGTGATACTATTTATCTGCACGAGGAACCGCGCGCAAAACAAGTAGCGTGATTCGGAAAGGCGGCCGTTGATTCGGAGCCGACGCGCGAGGTTTAGCCAACCTTTTTAGTCTAGCGTGCGTTATTTATTTCGTCGTGCTAAACTTTAGCCGTGTGAATCGGATAAAACCGAATTCGCACGGCTTTATTTGTTTTTACTGAATAAAAAGGAGGTTCGACCATGGAACATGAAGATGACCTTGATTTGACCATCGACGAGGAACCGACGGAACCAACGGAAACCGAGGAAACCGAGGAAACCGAGGAAACCGAGGAACCGACGGAAACCGAGGAAACCGAGGAGCCAACGGAAACCGAGGAAACCGATAGCGCCGCTATTTCCGACGTGCTCGAAGGCATCGCCGCACTTGCCGACGGTATCCGCGAGCTTAGGGATATCATGGTAAGCATCAAAGACGGGTTCGGTATCCTCGTGGAGAACGGCGCGACTGTTAAGGAACCCGAAGAGGTTCTACCGCCGAACGAAGGCGAGGAATTCGATGACATCGACGGTTACGAGAACGTGCTCGCGCTCGACGAACTCGATTTGGATATGTAAACTAAAGAAAGGAAGCTGAAATTATGGCTGCTAAGAACTCCACCATCCTTGGCAAGATTTGGCTTGCTGGCACCAACGACTACCAGCAGCGCGTACCCGACCCTACGCAGGCTAGCGTAGCATCCACTATGAAATGCCTTTTCTCGCCTATGAACGGCAATCTTTACAATCAATTCGTTGACGGTTTCGTTAACCTTATCGGGCAGCAGCGCGTCAACCAGTCCGTATGGGAGAACCCGCTCACGCCCTTCAAGGGTGCGTCGTTGCAGTACGGTTCCACCATTCAGGAATCCGCGCCGAAGTGGATTAAGGCGCACGCTTACGAGGACGCAGCCCAAGACCTTCTCCGCATGGAGCGCCCCGAGTTCGCCGTTTGGTACCATTCCATGAACCGACAGGACAAGTACCCTATTTCCATCGTGAAACCCGAGCTTCAGCAGGCTTTTCGCGATGAGTACGGGCTTAACCGCGTTGTCAACTCCATCATGAACGTGCCAATCAACTCCGACAACTACGATGAGTATATTCTTATGCTTCAGCTCATTTCCGAGTATGAGAAGAACTGGGGTTTCTTCAAGCACAAGCTTTCCGCTGAACCTGGCAACGAAGCCGCGGACAAGGAATTGCTTACCGCTCTTCGCACCTACGCCGAGCTGCTCAAATTCCCGTCGACGCAGTACAACGCGTCAGATTTGAGCGTGCCGGTTTTCGCGAAGCCGTCCGAGCTTGTTCTGCTCATTGATGCGAAGTCCGCCGCGTCCATCGACGTTAACACGCTGTCTGGCATCTTCCAACTCGATAAGGCCGATATTCAGTACCGTAAAATCGTCGTGCCCGAACTTCCCGTGCCCGATGCGGTCGCGCTTCTCACCACCGATTCGTTTTTCGTGTGCAACGATATCGTGTATGAGACGGGTTCGTTCTACGACCCCAACACGCTCTCAACTAAGTACATCCTGCATCATTGGGAAGTAGTGTCGGTTTCCCCGTTCGTCCCCGCTATCCTGTTCACCACGGGCGACGGAACCGAAATCGAGACGGTTACGCAGACCGTCACTGGGCTTGGGCTTGCGCTCGAATCCGCAAACATCGAACCTGGTGGAACCAACCAGATTACTCTCACGCTCAACGGCACTCTCAAGCCCGACAGCTACCACGGTGATATCGAGATTGCGCCCGATTCGGCTACCTGGGAGCTTTCCGCCACGCGCAACACGGGTTCCGAGGGCGCACCCGTTACCGAAGCCGTGCCGCTCAACACGCGCACTTACGTTGACAAGTACGGCGTGCTCCATGCGCAGAAGACGGGGCTTAAAGCTAAGGACGTTATCGCGATTACCGCGACGAGCACCTATACCAACCCGTCTGGTGCTACGCAGACGTTCACGGCGAAGGGCACCGTTACCGTTGAGTAATAACGCGGTTACGTGCTAACATCCAAGGGTGGTGCCGTTCGGTATCACCCTTTTTTACTATGCAAGGAGGGTAGAGCATGAAAAACTACCAGCATTTGAACGACACGGCGTTCCCTGGCCTTAACACGGACGTATACGCGTATCGGAACAACTTCGATTACAACCGCTGGGGCGAGAACGTAAAGCTAAAGGTGATGCAAATACCTTGGGACGGGGTATCTAACGTCCCCTACTTCGCAAGCGACGAAACGCGCGATGCGTGGTTCGACGCGCAGGAGGGCACGGCTCAGACGCTTACCACGGCTATCAACGTCATGCCAGACGGCACGGTTGCGTTGCCGTTCCCGTTTTCGGTCGCGAGCAGATACAATTACCTGATGGTTGAGTTCCCAATCATGCCGACGGCGGGCGAGCCGCTCGCGCACGAGAACGCGAAAGGCGCGCACCGCTTCTTCTATTTCCTTCGCGCCGTGGAGCAGCGCGCGGCTAACTGCACGGTTTGCGCCGTGGAGCGCGACGAATGGGTTACCTTCGGCAACTCTTGCGAATGCGATTATCTGATGCTTGAGCGCGGGCACGCGCCTATGCACGAGGTGGGCGCAGCCGATTACCTAAACAACCCGATTGCGCACAATAAGTACCTGCTCGCGCCCGATGTTTCGTTTTCCGCCCCGTCGAACGTGGCTAGCGTTAGCGACGTGGTTTTGAACGCGGATGAGATGTTCGCCCTAATCGCGTGCACGGCAGACCCGCGCGGGGACTGGGGCGCGCGCGATGATGACACGTGGCGCGTGCCAGCTGGCAGCGTCTACAACACGCAGGGCACACCGACAAACTATGTGTTCGCCGTGCGTGTCGATGACTTGAGCGAGCTTTTCAGCAAGATTGACGCGGAAATCCCGCAATTCAAAGCAACTATCAAAGCCGTGTTCCTTGTCAGTGCAAAGCTGTTCAGGGAGAACGGAACGTTCGCGCTGTGCGATGTTGGGTGCTTCTTAGTTAACGCCGCGCCCGTCAACATGCCGCTTCTAACGCTCGACAAAAGCAAGTTCGCGTACCCGAAGGAATACGCCGATATCGCGAAGCTCTACACATCGCCGTATGCGCATATCGAGGTTACTAACGAGAACGGCACGGTATCAATCATCAATATCGAGGACACCACGGGGACACTAGACCTTAACGTCGCGCTATCCGTTGCCTACCCTATGCTGGGAATCGACGCGCAGATTCTAGGCATCGGCGGGAGCGCGCAGCGCAGCGTGTCTTTCGTGAACATGGCAGAGCATCGCGCTACGTTCGGCGGCTCTTGGTACAAGTACCTGCTGCACTGGGACATACCTACGTATTCCGTGGTGCAACGCGCAGAGGTGCAGAACGACTACTCGGGGCATTATGCGCGCAACCAGCAGCGCACCGCGTACAATAATGCTTACGATTCGGCTATAGCCAGCGCGAACACGGGCAAAGCCAACGCGGACGCTAGCGCGGACACAAGCGTAACCAACACTGCGAACAGCGGAAGCGCGCAAACGGCCAACACCGCGCTAGCCGTGGCCGCTAGCACCGCTACTTGCGCCCGTTCCAACCAGGCAAGCACGCTTATCACATCAATAGGCAATTCGACCTCGCAGGCCGCGCAGGCTTACGACGCGGGTTTGCAGCGCGGCGTGCAGGAAGCGGACGCTAACGCGGTAGCGGCCACTACGCTCACAAACGCCGTCGGCAACCTCGCAGGCTCCATCACATCCGGTGCTATGAGCGGGGGCGCGGCTGGCGCTATCAGCGGCCTTATAGGCGGCGCAATCGGCGCGGCAACCAGCGGCGTTAACGCGGCTGTTATGCTCAACGCGGCATCGGCTAAGGTTGAACTTTCGATTGATAACTCGCAGAGCAAGGTTTCTTCGCAGAATTCATCTAACGCGGGCATCACGGAAGCGTCGACCGACGCGCAGACCGATAACAACAACACGATGAGCGAATGCGTTACGTCGCAAACTTCTAACAGCGTGAGCACCGCTAACACCAACGCGAGCAACAGCGCGGCAACGGCGAAGGCGAACGCAGGCCGAACGCAGGAGACGGCCGTTGCGAACGCTGGCCGCGCGAAAGCAACATCTGAAAGCGCAATCAGCAACGCCGTAAAGCAAGCTGGGTTAAGCGCGCCGTTCTCATTCGGCTCCGATTCGGGCGGTTCGGTATCGGTGACGCGCCCGATGCTCGCGAGCGCGTGCGTTGTGACGCAGCCTAAAGGCGCGATAGCGCAAGCGGGCGATGCGATGCTAAGATACGGGTATACGCTGAACCAGCAATGGGAAGTCGATTCGTTCGCGCTTATGAAGGAGTTCACCTATTGGAAAGCGGCTGAAG